GTGTCATACAGTTAGCATTATCTGTGGCGTGCGGAGGCAGGTGGTGGGGGAAAGATGTGAAAGAGCGCGGCAATACTGTTATATTTTGTGCGGAAGATGATTTAATGGAAATACATAGACGACTAGACTTGCTGGACCCTAACGGCAAGCGATTTAGCTCTGTATATGAAGTCTATGTATTTCCTGTCCCAGAACAAAAAGAACCAATGATACTGTTAAGAGAAGAGGGTATAACACCTATAGCGCAGGAGTTAGTAGAAGAATTACAAGCCATACCAAACTTAAAGTTAGTTTGTTTTGATCCTTTACAAGCATTTACAACAGGCAATGTATCTAGCAGTAATGAAGCAGGCCAACTCTGGGGTTCTTATTGTGCAAACATTAGCGCCAGACTTGGTTGTTCTACCCTTACTATTCATCATCTTAATAAAGGTGCTTTAGCGAACGATAGCGATGATGCTATGAGCCATAGAGCCGAGATTCGTGGTGCAAGTAGTATTACCGACAGCGTGCGGTGGGCGATAGCTATGTGGTTGGCGAGCGCGGAGGATTGCGAGCGTATCTGTGAGGAACAGCGCGTGGAGTATGAGCGCATGAGTGTAGTTAAAGCTGCTCTTGTTAAATCTAATTCTGGTAATGTTGATTACAGTACCAAGACATTATTTAGGAAAGACGGCGTGCTAGAACCATTAGAAGAATTACAAAATCCTATGAATTTATATGACCAATTTTAAGGAGGGGTTATGACAATAGAAATTATAAATAAAGATTTTAGAGACTGTATTGTTCCAAAAGGATTAACAATTACAGATCCACCATACAACCAAGGTTATGCCTATAACCAATATAAAGACAGAATGAGTGAAGAAGATTATATTAAACTGTTATCACATATACCAACGCCATGCGTAATTATTCATTATCCAGAAGAAACGATTAACTTATTACCAAAAGCTATTAAAAGTAAATGTGAACAGGTTGTTTGTTGGGTTTATAACAGTAATACAGGTAAACAAAGCAGGTTAATTAGTTGGTGGGGATGTAAGCCAGATTTTAGAAAGGTAAGACAGCCCTATAAAAATCTAAATGATAAAAGAATACAAAAAAGAATAGCTGAAGGTAAAACAGGTGCAAAACTTTACGATTGGTGGAACATAAACCAAGTTAAAAATGTTAGTAAAGAAAAGACAGAACACCCATGTCAAATACCAGAAGAATTAATCAGTAAAATTATTAGAACTACAGCAAAAGATAATGAATTAATTATTGATGTATTTGCTGGCTCTGGAACAACTGGAGTTGTTGCCGAAAGTCTTGGTTATGATTCTCTGTGTTATGAGGTAGATGAAAAATATTGTGAGATTATTAAAAATAGGAAGTCTTTATATGAAGAATAGAAATTTAGATAACCATGATAATTGGGAAACACCAAAAGATTTATACGATGAGTTAGATGCGGAGTTTAATTTTGATTTTGATCCGTGTCCTATTTGTTATGGTGAGATAACACCAGATAAAAATGGTTTACTTATTGATTGGGGTGAGCGTAATTTTATTAATCCGCCCTACAGTAGGAAGTTGAAAGATGCGTTTGTCATGCGTGCGGTTGAGATGTCTAGGCGTGGTAAGTTATGCGTTTGTCTTTTACCAGTTAGTACAAGTACAGTTTTATTTCACGATGTTATACAGCCCAATGCAAAAGAGATTCGTTTCTTGCGTGGTAGGATTAAATTTATTGGTGTTAATACTTTCGGCGAGCGTGTTACTAATAGACCAGCTATGCACGATTCAATGATTGTTATTTTTGATGGGAGAGACAAATGAAAATATTAATAGCTTGTGAATATAGCGGTGCAGTAAGAGATGCTTTTAAGGATAAAGGTTTCGATGCTACAAGTTGCGACATTTTACCAACTGATGTTCCTGGTAAACATTATATGGGAGACATAAGAGATATATTATTAGATGGTTGGGATCTAATGATTGCACATCCACCATGCACACATTTAGCAGTTAGTGGTGCTAGGTGGTTTAAAGATAAACAACAAGAACAAAAAGAAGCATTGGATTTTGTTCGTATGTTATTAGATGCACCAATAAAGCATATAGCTTTAGAAAATCCTGTATCAGTCATTTCAAGTAAGATTAGAAAACCAGATCAAATAATACAGCCATGGCAATTTGGACATGAAGCGCAGAAAACAACTTGTTTATGGTTAAAGAACTTACCACATTTAAAACATACCAAGGTTGTTGATAAAGGAGAGTTCACAACATTTAAAAGCGGTAAAAGACATCCTAAGTGGTATGCAGATGCTTTGAAGTTATCTAAGCATGAAAGAATGAAAGCTAGGTCTAAAACATTCCAGGGAATTGCAGATGCTATGGCCGATCAATGGGGAGATTTTATTAAAAATCATGACATTACCGAATAAAATCGTTGGGAACTTTAGGGACATACTAGGGAACTTGCGGGACATACTATACCCTCAGATGCCCAACGGACGAGTAAAAGGTTCCCATATATCCATACATATACATATGTATAGGAGAGCAATCCCCTTTGGGGGGATTGACTCTCCAGGAGCAGGGCGCACGCTATGAGAAGATTCGGACAAATAGATAAAGCATATTGGTGGATTACTGCTCACAGCGAGAGCGAGCGTGGGGAGAAAACAGCGCTGATCCCCATCGCGCTTGCTAGAAAAGAATCGGACTTTTCGCGCGTGCGCCAAATCGTTTGGCATTGGTATCGCTCGGAGGTCGCAGGCAATGAGGAGCTATCTATGACAGCTCGCTTTGTTGGTTGGGCATTGTGCGAGAGATGGAGGTATGAAACCTGGTCCTCGCATGATGCGATTAGTTATTATGCAAAGATGACAGCAGTTAATAGAAAGAGCGTTGGGCGTGCGCTAGCGGAGTTGAGCGAGGCAGGGTTGATATGGATTGTTCTGGAAGGAGAGCCGAAGCGGTTGCGGAAGTCCCAGAGCGGAGGGAAGAAACATTTTTTATTGGTTGGTTTAGCGGACTTAGTTCGTGAGTGATTCGTTCGGCGGAGGCGGAGGGCGGTGCGAGAGGAACGCGCGAGAGCTTTTAGGGGGGGTTATCTTTTGGAGAAGATATCTCTCACGCGTTCAAACTTATTGCTTGCGGTCAATTATTACTATCGCGAGCGCTGTTAGAAATATCATTACAGCGAATGTTATTGTGACTCCAGCGAATATGTTAATAATTAGGTCAAGCATTGGTAGTTGTGGTTAAAAATACTAGTTTATCCTCTTTGTGTAATTTTTCAACATAATTCCTCATTTCATCTATTGAGGGATATCCTGGCATTTCAAATTCAATTATTACTCTGGTTATTTGTTTCTTGTCGCGCTTTTTAAAGATGCTATCCCAGTTATTGCGTATCTTGTTTATATCTTCTTTGCGTCTTCCTGATCCCTTACCCATTAGATTAGATCTCCTATTGTTTGCTCGTGGAAAATACTTTCCGCTATGTATTCTAATATTTCATCGCGGTCATCGTCTGGGTGTAAGCCGTGTGCAAATGCCATGTAATCTATTTCATTATCAATGAGGCCTTTTCTATCTTGCTCTAATACATAATGGTTTATGTTTTCCAGTGTTTGCTCGTTGTGTTGATTGCTCATACTGGTTTCCTAAATAAATAGAACAAAGCTTTTAGCTTTTCCTTGGTTAGATGTCGTAAGTGTTTTGGTATGTCCTCTCGCTTCATGTAAGCCTCACTGTGCCATTGGGAGAGACTGTGCCTAGCCTTTCCCCTGTTATTGTTATTAAAAGCCATGTGCCGTCCTCTAAGAGCCTAGAAGATGGCTCATGCGGGTATATGATTTCGCCCTCGTGTTTTAGGTTATCTCTTATGTGCCTGGCATAGCAAAACTCGGCGCGTGGATAACTGATCTTATATTGTTGCATTATCATTGTTTACCTCTTTGTGTTGGTTTACCATTAGGAAAGGTAAGTGCTTCGCTAAAGTCTTTCCAATCTTTTGGAGACATTGCTATCTCTACCTTATGTATTGGCGTGTTATCTTTTAGGCCGTACTTCTTGCGAAGTTGCCCTATAATGCTTTTGTGTGATCTGGTCTTTGGTACACTCATTATGCACACTCCTTATAATATGTAGTGTCAATAAATTCTTTTGCTTCTGCTAAAGTATCTGTAGCATCATGAGCTTCGTATGCATCATGAACATCACCACCTGTTGGTATCTTTGCTATATTCCAAAATGTGTAAGTAGCACCTTTTATGTTTTTTATAGAATATCCTCTGTACTCATAGAGTCCTGATTCTATTTTTCTTGTTTTGTTTATCATTTACTTCTCCAAAGTATGTAAGATTTAATTACCTTACAATACTCATTATACATATATATACCCAATAAGCAACACTTTATAGTTAAAAAAGTGTAATTAATTACCTAAAATGTGCAAAATACCCTAAAATAAAGCATGGAAAAGGGAAAACCAGGTAGAAAAAGAAAGCTTGCTCAACTAACTGAAGACGAGTACAAACAAATATCGCAATGGTCTGGCGATGGCTTAAATGAAAGCCAAATCGCTACTTTGCTCAATGTAAACATCTCAACAATAACCAGAGAAAAGAAAAGAAACGAGCAATTTGCAGAGGCTATAAAAAGAGGAAAGTACAAAGCAGTCCAACTAGTAGCAAACAAAGTATTTCAAAATGCAATGGACGGCAAGGAAACAAGCGCGATATTTTTTCTAAAGAATCGCGATCCAGATAATTGGGCAGACCGCCAAGAAATTAATTACAACCTAGATCTTAAAAATGTTCTCACCGACGCTCGCGCCAGGATAATAGATCATCGCCCATCGCCAGCACGCGCACTGCCCAAGCGCGCGCAAGCGCTGAGCAAAAATGCACAAGCGAGCGAGGGCGAGGGCGTGAATGAATAACAAATATAGGGTGGGGCGGATGCGGGCAGTAGTTTTTACACTCCCTTTTTAACTAATGCAATATTCTCTCAATAAATCGCATTTGACCCCCCCTTTCGTTGCGTGGCGGTGGTGATATATGTATAACTACTCAACTAAAATTTTTTAATTTTTTTTTAATATGAAATAAAGGGAGAAATAACATGATTGAATTACCAGATAAGAAATACAACACTATAGTTTTAGATCCGCCTTGGGAAATATCAATGACTGGTGGTGTTAAAAGAAGAAAAAATAGAAAAGAAAAATTAGACTATCCAACCATGACCTTGCAAGAAATAAAAGATATGCCCATACAAGATATTTGCAACACAGGTTGTCATGTTTACACATGGACTACTAATAAAATGCTTCCATATACATTTGATGTATTAAAGTCTTGGGGTGTAAACTATCATCTAACAATGGTATGGACAAAACCATCAGGCATAGCTCCTTGCATGGGTTATGTATTTGGTACAGAATTTTGTTTGCTAGGTTTTGCTGGTAAACCAATGCAAAAATTTAAAAACATAGGAAAATTAAATTGGATTCATAATCCAAGTTTAAAACCACACTCCACGAAACCACAATCTTTTTATAATTTGGTTGAAGAAATGTCGCCTGATAATTATTTAGAAATGTTTGCTAGAAATGAAAGAGATGGTTGGGATGTATGGGGTAACGAAGTATGAAATACGGTGTAAAACTAGAAAAGGAATTGATGACCGAACTATGGTCAGGACCAATCAAAGACAACCCAGTAAACTTTGTTAAGTATGTATTCCCATGGGGACAAAAAGACACCCCCCTTGAAGATTTCAAAGGACCAAGAAAGTGGCAGGAAAAAATTTTACGAGAAATGGCAATACACATTGAGCGAAACAATGTATTAGATTTACCAGAGATGTTTAGACTAGCCGTAGCATCAGGTCGTGGTATTGGTAAGTCCGCACTTGTCGCATGGATCATACTTTGGATGTTATCTACTAGACTTGGTTCTACCATAATCGTAACTGCTAACACCGAGCAACAGCTTCGTTCAAGAACATGGGCTGAACTTGGTAAGTGGCTAACACTATCTATTAACTCTCATTGGTTTACCAAGACAGCAACCACGATTAAACCAGCACAATGGTTTGAAGATGCGCTAATAAACGACCTCAAGATTGACACTGGTTATTATTATGCCCAGGCACAGTTATGGAGCGAGGAAAACCCAGATGCGTTTGCAGGCATCCATTCATCTTACGGCGTATGCTTGATAATGGATGAAGCATCAGGTATTCCTTCTCCTATTTACTCGGTCAGCGAGGGGTTCTTCTCCGAACCCACGCGCGACCGCTATTGGTTTACTTTCTCCAACCCGCGCCGAAACACTGGGCCATTCTACGACAGCTTTAACTCTAAGCAATCTTTTTGGAAGAACGAGCAGATAGACTCGCGCACGGTAGAAGGCACCGACCAAAAGCTCTTTCAAACGATGATTGAGCAGTATGGCGAAGATTCCACAGTCGCGCGCGTGGAGGTGATGGGCGAGTTTCCATCCGCGGATGACGATACTGTCATACCAATGGGATTGGTCAAGGCGGCTATAGATAGGGATGTCTCTCTTACAGCTAACGCACCGATAATATGGGGATTGGATGTCGCTAGATTTGGCGGTGATAACTCCGCGCTATGTATACGACAAGGCAACCATGTGATGAGTATTAAGTCGTTTAAGTCTATGGACTTGATGCAGTTATGTGGTGTGATTAAGAATATGTATGACGAATCTACTGCGATAGAGAAACCGCAGGAAATATTAATTGATGTCATTGGTTTGGGCGCAGGCGTGGTGGATAGACTGGCGGAGCAGAACTTACCTGTGCGCGGAGTCAATGTGGCGGAAGCGCCAGCGACCAAAAAAAATTATTTAAACCTACGCGCTGAATTATGGTTTGCGATTAAAGACTGGTTGGTGCAAAGAGATTGCAGGATTCCGCAGGACGATGAGTTGGTTGCAGAACTAGCATCGCCTTTGTATAAATATACGTCTACAGGTAAAATCAAGATTGAGAGTAAGGATGAAATGCGTAAGCGTGGAATTAAGTCTCCAGACAAGGCGGATGCGCTCGCGCTGACGATGGCATCCTCTGCTGCAAGTTTTGGTGGAAGCACTAGCTTTTTAGGTTATAATTTCAGACAACCTCTTAAATCAAAAATAATCAGAGTAGGATAAAGTATGGCAAAGAAGTACAACGAAGAAGAAATTAAAGCAGTCGTCCAAGAAGAAACAGATATGATTGATCTTGTAGGCGTGATTAAGTCCGAGATGGATGATGCTAAAGATTTCATACACCAAGTAGGCGCAGAAAGAGCTGAATCAACAGAATATTACCTTGGTACAGAGCCAGAAGGTACTAGCTCTATGCAGTCAGAGTTTGTTTCTACAGACGTGCGAGAAAGTGTTTTGTTTATGTTGCCATCCATCATGCGTACTTTCTTTGGTACTAAAAAGATTGTTGAATTTGTACCTAAAGGACCAGAGGATATTCAACTTGCAGAACAACAAACAGATTATATTAACTATCTGATTAGAGAAAAGAATCCAGGCTTCCAAGTTTTGTATGACGTTTTTAAAGATGCTCTAGTAAGAAAGACTGGTTTTGTAAAAGTCTTTTGGGATGATTCAGTCAACGCTACTACGCACGAATATACAGACATAGACCCACAATCCTACCAAGCATTAATCCTTGATAAGAACGTAGAGGTAATAGAAGAATCAGTTACCAACGAAACAATCATAACCATGGACCCAGTAAGCGGTGAAGAAGTAGTACAAGAAATACCAGCAAGTTATGACCTAACTATTAGAAGATTAAAACCAAAAGACCAAGTATGTATTGAGTCTGTTCCGCCAGAAGAAATATTAATTTCACGACACGCGCGCGATATAGACACAGCTTCTTACGTTGCGCACAGAATGATTAAGTCAGTCTCCGACTTAGTATCTATGGGATATGACCAAGAAGAGATAGAGCAATACGCAGGTTATGGCGGCAGCGCACTTGAC